CACGCTACCAGCGTGTACGCGACTCTCACGACCAGGCAATCGAGTCCGACTTCACCGCCCTCCAATCGAGGGCCGTGGCCGACAGACTCGAAGGACTGACGGACCTCAACTCCCTCGGTGTGTCAACCCTCCCCGACGAGATCACTCTCACCAGCCGAGTCGATCCTACCAAGACTAAGACGATCAAGGGCGACGAGCTTAACCAGCTTGCTATAGACTCCATGTACCGTGACGCTTCGCAGTCTGGCAACTCCGATCCTGTATTGGAAGTTGGCAAGGTGCTGAATAGGAATGGTTTGGAATACAAGCGATGGTCGAAGCTCCTTGAGCAAGGTGTGAACTCGGCGTCCGTCGATGTCATCTCAGAGCTTCAAGTCGATGCCTTCGGCCAACTGTCTCCGAACGACGCCTCTCCGGTAGTCGCTGGCTACCAGTTGTTCAAGAAGCTCGACGCCATCTCTCCGCGTATCGCTCTGGAACACATGAACGAGCGGGAGCATCGGTTCTACAAGACCGCTCAGATGTACCAGAAGTTCGGTCCTGAGGGCCAGGACGAGCGGCAAGCTCTCCTCGCTGCTGTTCGGGCCGATGATGCTGTCCGAAGCGGCGTTGGGTTCTCTACCCGAATGAACTTCGAGGCAGTGGACTCATCCATCAAGGAACTCAGCAAGATTCCGAAGTCTGGCTGGATGCTCACTCCTTGGGAGGACCGCGACACGGTGGAGAACGTCGGAGAGATTCGAGGCATCGTTGAAGGCGTGACTCAAATGTTCATGGCCTCTGGCCTTGACGCCGACTCCGCTACCGCAGCCGCTACCGAATCCATCAAGGAGCGGATCACCTACGTCAACGGGTGGGCGATGGTCCTAGATCAATCGGTCCCTCCCGACTTCTCCGAGACAGCAGAAAAGAAGCTGGCGGAATACGCCACGGAGAATGACATTGACGCCGATGATCTAACGCTCATGAAGCTCCCGTCCGGTGACGCCTTCGTCATCCGATACAAAGACCCTACACTCGGGCTAGTTGATAACTGGCAGACTTCGGGGATCATTCCCAAGTCGGCGTTCATCAAGGAAGCCGAGGAGAAGCGGTCGAAGGAGCTTGAGAAGATCAAGCAGACCCGCCTGTGGAGCAACGACCAAATCGACGCTCTCGTGAACGGTGCGAAGTCTATCAGCACTGGTCCGACAAAGGCTCAGGTGGACGACGCCATCAACAGTCTCAATGAAGTTGAAAAGAAGCGTGAGAAGCTGCTTAAAGATCAGCAGCCTCCTAAACGCGATCCCTTCCAGTGATCTAACCGTATCTGAGGAAACATCCTATGCCCAACGCTAACGACACCGCCCCCACCGGGCGGGAAGTTATCTCTCCCGCTGACCCTCGGCAGATCGTGGACGAGCAGTACGCCTCGCCTGCATCCATCCGAGAGCGGCGGGAGACGCCATCGCTCGGCGACAAGATCGAAGCTGCGTGGGCAGAGAACAACCTTTTCCTGAACATGGGCAACCTCCGCTACGAAGCGGATCGTTACCGGGAGGTTGACGGCAACTTCGCGTGGAATGACGAGACTCTAGCCTACGTAACGGAAGGAATCCCTCAAGAACACTTGGAGGAGTTCCAAGACGCTCGCTCGTATGCTCACGCTCTCTACATCAAGGATCGAATCCAGAGGAGCTTGGACAACAAGAACGTCCTCGCACGATCCGGCTGGTCGGGCATGGGCCTCTCGATGCTCGCTTCCACACTTGACCCCGCCACCATCCCTGTCGGCTACGCGATGGGAGGAAGTGGAGTTGTCACAGGATTCATCGGTCGCGGGTCGTGGTCCGTCCGTGCTGGCAAGTCCGCTCTCGCTGCTGCCTCTGCCGCCGGTATTCAGGAATCCCTGCTGATGGCGAACGACCGGACGCGGGACTACACCGATGTATCCACGGCCATGCTGTTCGCGGCTGCGTTCGGCGGCGTACTCGGTCCTCTCGCTCCTCGTCTGGACAAACCTGTCATCAGGAAAGCCATCGTTGAGACGGACCTCCCCGCAGCATCTCAGTCGCTCATCCGGCGGATCACCGCAAGAGCGTTCGACAAGGCGGGGATTCCCCTGTCTCGAACGGGCCGTAAGGCTCTCGGCAAGCTGGATGACCTGGCCGAACTCGGCCCGAGAATCCGCAAGGCCGTGGAGTCGGTTGACGACTTCGCTAAGCTCTCCCATGTCCACGCTGCCGTCGCTCGGTCGATGGACGCACTCTCCCACAAGAACGTCCTGGGCAATTCTGGTTCCCGCGTCTTGCGTCGAATCCTTGCACATACCGATGGTCGCTCCCTCAAGGGCGTTGATCTTCGTGTCAAGACCGATGCTCTCGTGGACTCGAAGGGTAACATCTTCGCTGACGCCATCGGAATGTCCGAAGGCAACACCATCTCGCTCAGGGCGAGTGAATCTGGAATCAAAGCCAAGCGACACCTTGGAACCCTTCTCCACGAGATCGGTCACACCGGCTTCCGCAAGCTGACTAAGGAGCAGCAGCAAGCCGCGTCCAACGTGTTCTCCAAGCTCCGAGACAGAAAACGCCTACGCCCGTTCGTCGAGTCCATCGCTGGCAAGGACGCAGGCAGGAACCTGTCCCGTCTCGAAGCATCAGACTCCGAACTGTTCGCCGAGGTCTTCTCGAAGAACCTTCAATCTCGCTTCGGCGGTGACGACCTCATCGCTTACTCGAAGAAGGCGGCTCGCCAGGCTGACAACTACCTCAACTCCCGTCTACTCGACGCCGAGGACCGAGCGATCCTTGACAGCCTCACCGACGAGATCGCTGGCGTACACAAGCAGCCGAAGTCCAACGCAACTGCCGAATCCATCAACGCCTCCTCTCCCGAGGGCGATCCGAACGTGGTGTCGGCGGCGGAACTGGACACGCTCGACTTCGAGACTCCCGAGAGGATCACAGGATGGAACTCTCTATTCCGTAAGCTCGATCTAACGGGATATCTTAAAACCTCTCGCATCGACTCCATCCGCAAGGCGGCTGGACTCATCCTCTATGACTCGGTGGGCGACTACAACGGTCGTGTCCGCGTCGAGTCGCTTGAGGAGTTCATTGATCGGCGGATGAGTGCCCACATGGGCAACATCTATTCCGTGGTCAATGCGGAGTTCAGTGGTTGGGCAAGGAAGCAGCCAGGACGCTTCGCTCGCTTCTCTGATTCCGCACGAGCGGACTTCATGGAGAAGGTCGGAAGCGTCATGCACCTCAATGAGATTCCCTCCGATCTCGATCCTCATGTCAAGAAGGTTCTCGAAGCCTACCAAGGCGGCATGAGGGATGCACTACAGGAAGCCGCAGACCACGGCGTTCCTGGTGCTAAGGAGCTACTGTCTGCCGGGGACGCACACCGACCCCGACTGATGTCCGACTCCAAACGTCTCCTCGCCTATGACAAGCATGGCCGTCAGGCTGTGATTGACTGGTTCGAGGGGTCGATCATGAGCAAGTCCAAGAAGCTCAACCCCAACAGCGTTGACGACGCTCGGCTCGCTAAGCAGATGGCGAGAGGCTACGTTCTCCGTCGTGAGAAGATTGCCCGCGAGCGTGGCCTCTCGATGGCAGGGGGCGTGGCTCACACCGCAGAAGAAGTCGAAGAACTTCTCAACCTGTTCAACGTCGAAGGCAAGCTCACCGACGCCGACCTCGCCAAAGCTCGTGAGATCATCACGACGGGAGACGACGGTAAGCCCTCGATCTTCCGAGCCCGTATGCCTCTCGATGAGGACTTCGTTCTTCACATCAAGGACGACGGATCATCTTTGTCCTTCGCAGACCTGTTCGAGACGAACGCCGAGAAGCTGTCCAACCACTACATCCAGTCGGCAGTCCGAGCGACCGGGGACTGGAACGTTAGGCGGCGGCTCTTTGATCCTTCCAAGGACATTCGCAAGGCCGCTGTCGAGGGAACCGATGCTCCTCTGTTCGGCCAGGAATTGAAAGAAGTTGAGCAGGTCATGCCTCCCACCTTCGATCAATACATCCAGCGTGCCCGCAAGGAACTGGATGGACTGTCTGGCAAGGAACTCAAAGCCGAGCAGCGTAAGCTGTCTCTGCTTGAAATCGGATACCGACAGACGATGGGCCTTGAGATCAACGATGGGCTATGGCAGCAGATCGGTCGCATGGCGATGAAGCTGAACTTTGCCCGCATCGGCGGACGGTTCGGCATCGCACAGCTTGGGGAAGTCCCCGCCGCCGTCGGTGCTAATGGCATCGGGGTCATGCTCGACTCTATCCCTGACCTGAGAAAGATCGTCAAGGGCGGTCCTAAGCTCCTACGCGAAGATGAGGGTCTACTCTCCGAACTCGTCGCTATGGGCATCGGAACAGAAGGATGGTCAAGGCCGTCGCGTGTCATCTCCGAGATGGCAGGGGACATCGCTTGGGACCGTGCAAACCTCTCCAAGCTGGACAAGGCCGAACGTCTTCTGGACAAGGCAGGCAAGGCGACCGCCATCGCGTCTGGTATGCAAGGGATCACCAACTGGTCCCGCGTGGCCTACGCCAACGGGCTCGCTCAGCGGTTCGCTAACCTCGCTCTGAGGGACGGGAAGAAAATCTCCATCCAGCGACTCGCTGACATGGGGCTCTCTCCCGAGGACGCCGAGGCGATCTTCGAGCAAATCCGCAAACACTCCACGGTCGAGGAGGGCCAGTTTTCCGTCAAGATGAGACGGGCCAACATCGACCAGTGGGACGCCGATGCGTCGGCTAAGTTCGCTAAGGCGATCACGCAGGCAAGCAACTCAGCCATCCAGAAGAACCACCTCGGATCGCTACCTCCCTACGCCCACTCTCCTGTCTTGCGTGTTCTGACTCAGTTCCGATCCTTCGTTCTGGCTTCTACAGGGAACCACCTGCTGCGTGGTCTTCGTCTCCGTGACGCAGATGTCTTCCAGTCGTGGGCCTTGCACCTCTTAGGCGGAACGCTCTCCTACACGATCCTCCAAGCCTCGAAAGCGGCTACGAGCGAGAACGGTGCTGAGGAGTTCGCCAACAACATGCGAATGGACCGTCTGGTCCTAGGAGCGTTCTCACGATCCGCACCAGCTGCGATCATCCCCGGTGTTGCTGATACCGCTCTCTCGACCTTCACGAACTACAGGCTCTTTAGCCACGCACGTTCGTCAGGTCTGAGCCAGGACTTCATTAAGGGCAACCCCACGGTTGACCTGTTCAACGACATCAGCAGGACTCTCAGTATCGGATCGTCTCTCCGCTCCGACTACGACTTGAGCCAAGAGGACGTAAACGCCTTCCGATCTCTGGTCCCTCTGAACAACCTGATCGGCATCGACCACACTCTCAAAGCGATCGAGCAGCAGCTTCCCCGCAAGTCGCAGAAGCGAGACGCCGAGAACGACATCTCCTCCGTCTTGTTCGGCAAGCCGGAAGACGACTGAACAACTCAATAAACCCTTAGACCTCCCCGGTGAGAAATCACCTGGGGGTTTTTCATTTACCCACTCACCCCGGAGAATCGACATGGCACTTTCCCGCGTGCTTTACGCAGGCGATGGAGCGACGGTGAACTTCACCATCCCCTTCTCCTTCATCTCCAAATCGTACATCGAGGTCTATCTCGACGGCGTTTTGAAGACCTACACCACCGACTACACCATCACCGGCTCGGTGCTGACGTTTGCTGCTGCCCCCGGTTTGGACGTTGTGGTCCTAATCAAGCGTGTCACCGACTCCTCGGCCCGACTCGTGGACTTCGAGGGAGCGTCATCTCTCACCGAGGCTGACCTTGACCTCTCCGCTCAGCAGGTCTTCGACATCGCTCAGGAGGCCCAGGACTCCACCAACGATACCGTGAAGGCCGACGAGCTTGGCAACTTCGACGCTCTCGGCAACCGGATCGTCAACGTCGGTGATCCGGTGAACGACGGCGATGCTGTCAACAAGGCGGCTCTCGAAGCCTACGCAGACAGCTTCGACGCTGAGCTTGCCTCGGCCACCGCTGCCGCGAGTTCCGCCTCCACCTCGGCCACCAACGCTTCATCCAGTGCGTCCGCTGCTGCTGCGAGTGCTTCTGCTGCTTCGACCAGCGAGACGAACGCTTCTGCGTCCGCTTCGGCGGCTGCTGCGAGTGCTGCCGCTTCTGCGACCAGCGAGACGAACGCCGCCTCTAGCCAGGCTTCGGCCACTGCCTCCGCTTCGGCTGCTGCGACGAGTGCGTCTTCTGCGTCAACCTCGGCTACCAATTCCGCTGCGAGTGCCTCCTCTGCCTCAACGTCGGCTACCAACTCCTCTGCGAGTGCATCCTCTGCCTCCACTTCGGCTACCAACGCCTCGACCGCCGCAGACGATGCCGCAGCTAGTGCTGCTGCTGCTGCTGTGAGTGAAGCAAACGCCGCTTCCTCCGCTGTGGACGCTGAGAATTGGGCCAACGCCGTCAACCTTCCTGATCCTACCGGACAGACTAACAAGGCTCTGTTCTCGGATGGCACAACCAACGTCTACAAGTCCGCTTCTGAAATCCTTGCCATCCTTGGAACAGCCAGCGTCAAGGCGTTTACTGCCACGGACATCAAGGCTGCTGCAACTGATGGCGGTTCCTTCACCTCCGGTGCTTGGCGTGACCGCGACCTGAACACTCTCAACCAGAGCCCGAGCGGTACGGTGTCCCTGTCGTCAAACACAGTGACCATCCCCGCTGGCAAGTGGATTATTCAGTGGTCCGCCCCCGCGATCCGAGTAAACAGCCACCAGAGTCGGTTGATTATCAACGAGTCTGGAACTCCCTCTTATGTTTACGGAGACGCCCCCTACACGGCAGCAGGTAGCGTTGTTCAGAACTTCTCAAGAGGCATGACCATTATCAACTCATCCTCCTCGTTCACCATCAAGATTCAGCACCAGTGCCAGACAACTCGTGCTACTGACGGCTTCGGCGGTCAGGGCTACGACTTAACCATGTTCTCGCAAGTCCTTGGCATCAGAATCGGAGACGCATCGTAATGTCCACACCAATCAAAGAACAACTCGCCATCGGCATCGACGCTCTCCGTCCCGGTGCATCTTGGTCTTCGTGCAGTTCGTACGAAGACCTCGCCGCGTCGTGGAAGGACGCCTCGCCGATTCCAACCGAACTCGAAATCCTCGCCGCCTTCGTCGCTGCCAAGCGTGCTAAGCTCGCGTCCGATGTGATGGAGAGGTTCCGAATCAAGAAGGCTGAACCTATCTCCGTCGTCATCAACAGCGTCTCGCGTCTCGTGCCTGTTGACACGGACAACCTCACCAATCTCCTCTGGGAGTTGTCCGCGATGTCTCCGGCAGACCTGTCCGACTGGCGAATGCTAGATGGCTCTCGCGTGACGTTGAACCAAGCAAACCTTATCTCGATCCGATCCGCAGTGCGGAGTCGAACCAAGGCTCTCTCAACCGCTGCGAATGACCTGGTAGACCTCATCCAATCTGGCCTTCGTCCGTCGCAGGCCACCGCTGAGTCCTTCGGGCTCAACTGGTCCGAGGTCGTGGAGGTGACGTTCTAATGTCCAATCAAAATGAACGTCTGCGTGTGTCTCTCGCACGCATCGAAACAAAGCTGGATGCTCTCATCGAGCGGGGCTCGGACCACGAAGTCCGAATCCGCGTTGTCGAGACGGATTCCAGCAAGAGGATCGGAGCGGTAGGAGCGTTGCTCTCGGCTGCTGCGTTTCTCATCAGTGGCGTTGCTGCGTTCTACTCGATGCTTCACAAGTAAAGGAGGCTATCTCAATGCCCAAAGAAACATCTGAAATCCTCCGTGCGATCCATGACGAGATCGCACAAGACCTACTCCGTCGCATCCAGTCCGGTCAGGCGACTGCCGCCGAGCTTCGAGAAGCCCGCCAGTTCCTCAAGGACAACGGCATCGACTGCATCCCAACGGAAGCCTCACCTCTCCTCAAGCTGGCCGACTCCATGCCCAACTTCACCGAAGATGAGGCTGAGGAGGTTGCTTAATGGCGAGCAAGAAGACCCCGGAAGAAAAGCTCAAGTCCAGCTTTCGGGCGTTCCTCTGGATGATATGGAAGGAACTGAATCTACCCGACCCGACTCCCATCCAATACGACGTAGCCAAGTATCTGCAAAGCGGTCCTCGCCGCCGGATCATCGAAGGCTTCCGTGGTATGGGCAAGTCGTGGATCACCGCAGCCTACGTCCTGTGGCGACTCTACCGCAATCCCCAAGAGCGTATCCTCGTCGTGTCGGCGACCGAGGATCATGCAGTGGACTTCTCCACCTTCGTCCTCAAGCTCATTGACACCATCCCGATCCTCTCGCACCTCAAGCCGCCTGCCGACCGTCGCTCCAAGATGAGCTTTGACGTTGGCCCGGCTGAGCCCGCGAAAGCTCCGAGCGTCAAGAGCGTGGGCGTCTTCGGCCAGCTACAAGGTCCGCGTGCAACGCTGATCGTGGCTGACGACATCGAAACACTCGGAAACGCGGAGACGCCAGGCAAGCGAAGGAAGCTCGCCCGAGTGATCTCCGAGTTCGACTCGATCATCGTCCCTGGCGGCGAGGTCGTGTTCCTTGGCACTCCGCAGTACGAGGCGTCGGTCTACAACGCTCTCTACGCGAAGAAGACCCCGCAGGGAGGCAGGCTCTACGACTGCCGCATCTGGCCCGCCCTCGTGCCCAACGACGGCGAGGCCGAAGCCTACGGAGGCCGTCTCGCACCAATCATCAGTGAGATGCGGAAAGACCGATCACGCATCGGGCACACCTCCGACCCCGACCGCTTCTCCGACATAGACCTCGAAGAACGATCCGTGTCCTACGGTAGAACAGGCTTCCGCCTACAGTTCATGCTCGATACCACGCTGTCCGACGAGGACCGCTACCCACTCAAGCTGACTGACTGCGTGGTCATGTCTCTGGACAAGCTCCAAGGGCCGGATCGCGTGGTGTGGGGACCGACGAGCGACAACGAACTCAAAGACCTCGTGAACCTCGGGCGAGACGCCGACCGCATCCACGGACCCGCGATGGGTCACATGGCTTCTTATCAGCCGTGGGATGAATCCATACTCGTCGTTGACCCCTCGGGTCGCGGCAAGGACGAGACGGCATGGACCGTCCTCAAGTCTCTCAACGGTGTCTTCTTCGTCGCTCACATCGACTGCGACCAGAACGGCTACGAGGAGTCGGTGATCGAACGCATGGCGAGAGCCGCGAAGGATCACCAATGCAGCATGTGTGTCTTCGAGGGTAACTTCGGCGACGGCATGTGGGAGAAGATCGCAAGCCCAATCTTCGCTCGCATCCACCCCATCACCTTCGAGGAAGTGAAGCACTACGGCATCTCGAAGGAGCGTCGAATCATCGACACCCTTGAGCCGGTGATGAACGCACACAAGCTCGTCTTCGACCGCCAGGTCATCGAAAGGGATCACCTGATGATCCAAGGGTACGACATCGAGAAGTCTCTCTACTACTCGCTGATCTACCAGATGACTCGCCTCACGGCTGAGAAGGGGACCATCCCACACGACGACCGCCTCGACGCGGTAGCGATGGGCGTGGCCTACTTCCAGAACCAGGTGGACATCGACAACAAGAAAGAAGCCACACGGAAAAGAGATGAAGCTCTGGACGAATGGCTCGAACGCTTTGAACACAAGAAGTATTCCGAATCTAAACGATTCGAGAGTGACGACGCCTACTGGCATGGGGACACTGACTCCCTGATGTCGTATAACTGATCGCCACCGCACGCACCCCGCCGGGGCCGGAAACGGCCTCACCGGGTTTACCACCGCCTAGAAATAACCGATAGGGACTACATGCCCGGAAACCGCCCTACAAGCCGTTTTAAGAGCTTCCTCCTCGGGTCGGGGCTCAGCCTGGTTCTGATCCTCGGATCGCTCCTAGCCCTATCCACGCTGACGAGACAGGCACACAAGCCCAACCGCTCCCCGGAGAGTCAATACACCACGGCCAGGATGCAGTACCTCGACGCCCTCCGTGGGCTCGAACGCTCCCGCGACCGTGGCGACATCCCCGAGGACGAGTGGGCTCTCGTGATCCGGCCAGTGATCGACAACGCCGATCAGCTACTCGCCGCCTACCAGGTCGAGGTCAAGCAGGGCGGCGACATCACCGACGACGCCAAGGACTCACTCGAAGACACCCTCGGTCGGTTGGAGCGACTGGATCGCAACTACGACACCGGGGATGACCTCATCGGGGGAGATGTCCGCTAATCGGCCCGTAAAGGCACATTAAGGTAGCCTCTTGGCGGCTCTTAGGCGACATGGCCGGAAACGGCCCTAGGATGCCCCAGGATCGCTTCCAGTTTCGACCGACCTCAGACCGGGGTTTGACCGTGGAACGCGGGAGACGGGCAGCATTCGCCCTTTCCGGGCAATCCTGAGCTTTCCCGACCCGACAGGTCGGATTGACCACCAGGAGGCCCGAAGGGGCCGGGATGACCTCCCCCTCTAAGGATTTAATGATCTGTTAGCTAAAGGTTGAGTAGAGTATAGTTACCATAGCTCTTAAAGAATAACCCACTTAACCACCTCCTAGCTAATCTACTTGCTCATCTCTTAACTATTACCCTTTACTCATACTCTTTACTCATCTCTTAGCTAAGATTCTCTAAGAGGATTTAATACATAGTATTTGTATTAGATATGTAATATAAAAAATACATCACAGATTCTATTTGTCAAATCAAATCCATTATAATCTTCTGTCACCTGGTCCCTTGATTGGCCTTCGGCCCAAGGTGGATCAAGGGGATTGATCTTGAAGTTCTCGCTTATCTGATCCCGAACCCAACTCATTTAGTTACCTAAACAATACCCTTACGAATACGTCAAGAGTTCCAATGCAAAATTAGTTCGGGGGTATATAAGAGAGGGCTCGCCGCGATTCCCCCCATACCCCCTGAGCCGCATAGACCCTACAGATTACCTACCTTGCCTGATCCCTGGGCCTTGCACGCCACCGACTACGCCACCAAATTATCATAAACCCTTGTCTTTCCTAGTCTGCCTACGGATTATAAATCCTTCACCGTCTCTATAGTCGCTGGTCCTACTAACAGGCGTCGAATGTCTCGCCTGTCCTTGCCCGCATAGGTGTATCCGGCTCACTCGCTATCGCTCGCTCGCCCACCGCCTCTCTCTCATCCGTCATCGACTTCAATAGAAAATCTTTCACATTTCTAAATATATTTTCTTGCATCTATCGTTCAGTAATGTATTATAGATATGTAAACGATAGATGTTCATTTACAAGTGAATAGCCGGGCAGGATGCGGACATCCGCTAGATGGCGTCACTGTGGCGACCATCGCCCGACACAAAGCCGGATCAATCCGGCGACACACACACACACAAAACGCTTGGCGAGTCTTAATCGGCTCGCCGGGCCTTGAATGGGATAAGTGAATGAACCTTAACAGACCACGCGACACGTTATTACCTCAAACTCGGAGTAGACGCCATGAAAACCGCCACGATGACTATCAGAGACTTCATCAAGTGGGCCGATGCAGGCACGGTAGAGCGTGCAGTATGGGCAGACCTGAAACTGTTTGAAGCGGGGTTGATAGATGGATGGGGGAAGTTTATGCCCGGCGTAACTGCTGATACTCGGATCATCATCCGCAAGTTTTGAATTGATACGAAAAATCTTCTTAATGATCGGCCAGCTACTTAAATGTGACTGGTCGATTTTCTTTTATCGCCCGCCTAGGTCGTGTCTTAACCATAGGGAGAATGTTATGGAAGTTACTACTAAACGTGGCCGAGTCTCGGCCTATGGCTTTGGTTGTGGTTATGTTGAGATTAAGGATTCCGGTCCGCTGGTGACTCGAATATGGATGGAACATACCCGCTATCACGTTAGGCAGACCGACGTGTCTGAAAATATAGCCCGCCGGGTATTTTGGGAAGTATTCGATAAGTTGAAAGACGCTAGAGAATTGTTCAATAATCAACCGGGCGACATCCAATAAACAATTCTACTCGGCCAGCTACTTAAATGTGACTGGTCGGTTTTCACCCTCTAATCAATGGAGAATAAATATATGCAATTCAGGCATAAAAGCGACGAATCAACCATCATCTATAGCGATGATACAGTCATTATCGACGTTAGAAAAACACCGCCGGGATATGGTCCTTGTAAATATGAAATATGCGTAGGCCGGGCAGGGTCTAGCGTTTCTTTTGTAGCTGGACATCATGACGACTGGGAAAAGTGCAAGGAAGTGGCTAAGAAGCTGGCAAGGTATCCGCTTAAATCTTTGTCGTTTGTTGGGCTCTGAATAAACCATCGGCCAAACCTTAACAGGTCTGGTCGGTTTTCAACCCCCTAACCAATGGAGAGAAAGCGTTATGAGCATTCAAGACAGAATGAAGGAACTGAACGAAAAACTTTCCCAACTACAATCGGACCTGGCCGACCTTGAAACGGATAGAGACAGGTTCGACCCCTCCGACTATATAGATGAAGATGATTACGATGCGATGTTGGACGACTGCTATGGTCCTATCGACGTATGCGGGATAAAATACGGGGCAAGCGATGTTCTTAAGGCGGTCGATCCTATCGCCTACCGTTGCGGGTTATCCGACTATTGCGGCAGTTTCGATCAATCTGAGTACGCAGACCGATTCCCCGAGTACGCTGAATTGCTTGAACGCATTGAAGAAATTATTGAAGAAATTGAAGGGGAAATTGAAGACGTTGAATCGGAGCTAGATGACCTGGCTATCGAGTTCGACAGAGACGATGACGACTAAACGCATCGCTGCCCATTAGGGCGTTCTTACTCGGCCCGATCCTTAACTGGATCGGATCGGGTTTTCACCTTCTAACCAATGGAGAAAAAACATCATGAAAAGTCACTGGTATTGGACGACTGAGGATGGCCGCGAGCGTATGGGGATCAGCGAATCATGCCCGGCAATCCGTGGCGTGTGGACTGCTGAGCGTGTTCTAGGCTTGCGTCACAACGGATGGTATGGGGACACTGAGAATCAGGACCGGCTCATGGTCGGCGTCGTCATCCGCATAGGAGGAGCAATCCTGGCGGGATGGCATGATCCCGATTCTGATTGTTATGACCTTGACCTCACCACGCTTACTGATGTTCGTGGTGTTGAAGATTTTGAATCATCCGATGAACTGAGGGACGTGGCGAGGTGGGCGGACGATGACGCCCGGTATGCGGCAGAGCGTGAGGATGAGTACCAAACCATCTGGCGGGCTAAGAATGATCTAGCCGACAGGTGGGATGAGAATGAATCTGAGGTTGATCGAATCCGCGATCTATTCGACTGCCGACATCACGGTAAGACAATGGGGGACCAGTTCGCCAAGGCGTTGCGGGCGTACAAGCGGGAACGCCAAGCGATAAAGGACGCTTGCAGCGAGCTTGACGTTGACCTTGAGGAAGTTCTATCCCGCGATTATTGAAAATCCCGACTCGGCCTGGCCCTTAAACGGATCGACTGGTCAACACCATTCGATCCTATTCAATTCCAACCCAACGGAGAATCGGAGAATGAAAACCTTACTTGACAGAGTTCTTAACCGGATCAACTTAGCAGCTACTCGGGCCGCATTGGTCGGTCTGGATAGGGAAGCTAATGAAGCGTTAGTCAACGGGCATATCACCCACGATGAATACATGAAAACCTATCGACTCACAATCGAGCGACTGACCATTCTCGATGGTCAGGCAGAACGGAGGAAAGCGTGAACAAACCGCCTGACATCATCGTTTCTATCCATCCTTATCTCAACGACGACCAGACCCCGACCGGGAAAGTCCTGGCGTCTGTTTGCCTGGCGGTGGGCAGTCGAAGGATCGAAGTCTATGAGACTGGTCCAGCGACCAAGGACGCGACCGCTGAGCGGTACGCTGAGGACTGGATCAATTCACAAGCCGGGATCAAAGCGATTGATCTTGAGAGACGTTTACTCAACACCGCATGACCATCACGCTAGGCCGACTCTCAACGGAGTTGTCTAGCTTTCTCATCGGCAATTCCGCCGAGTAACCAATGGAGAGTTGAAAATGGATAGCTATCGACTTGAACCGCCCTTTGAGACGGTGGACGCCCTGTGCCGCGACTTCATTAACGGCGTGCTGGATGATGTCGGATTCACTTTTGAACTTGTGGAGGATTCGGACGCTTGCGTGGATCGAATCGAGAATGAATCCCGACCTGGATTTTTCCCCTTCACTGAGGGGGGATGGCGTGCGATGCCTTGGGGCTTGCTGAGTAACTTGCAAGGCTCTGGTCGGCATACGGGAATGCTCTCCCTGGCGGTCGAGGAAGCCGAGCGACATGCACGCGAGTCTTACATGGATGAACATGATGGTGTCGATCCGTGGGAATACGACCACGATGATGGCGAACGTGAAGAATGGTTTGAGTATGAGCAGGAATGGATGGACCAGACTTTCTTCATCGACATCCGAGCAACCTACTTCGCGGCAGGTAACTCTCGCAACCGATCCGGCGAGGATGAGGTTTGGTTCTCTGTGATGCTGAACCTGGATGAGTACGGGCGTGACACTAGGGGGGTTATCGTTTGGGAACGCGATGTCAAGCTGAG